TTACCGCGCGTTACCGCTGCCGTTACCGCTCTGTTCACGGCGCTTGACGCGCGCGTCAGCAAAGCGGTCGGCGGCCTCCAACACGGCGCGATCATACTGCTTGGTGGTGCTGGTTGCGCTATGGCCGGCGACCTTGCTGGCATCGTCCAGGCTGGCGTCGGATGCCCTGCCCTCGGTAATGCCTGAAGCTCGCAAGTCTCGAGCCCAAAGGGCCACGGGAAGGCCCGCGACCTTGCGATCGACCGACCACCGCTGCGCGAATATCTTGGCGCGCCAGGGCAACCCGTTTTCCTCGGCCACGATGATCGGCCCCTTGCGCTTCTCGATCGGCCAATGCTGCAGTTCTTCCATGACCATCGGCGCCTTCTTCAGCGAATACGAAATGCTGATGCCAGTGCTGTCGGCGGTCTTGGATGGCGTGTAGCGCAGCACCATGTCGGCGTCGATATCTTCCCAGCGCAGACCGAACCATTTCAGATCCCGGTCGGCGTCGAGCACTTCGGAAATTCCGCCCATGTCCATCGGCCACCACTGGCCGATCACGTCCCACAGGCGAAGCACTGTCTCGAAGCACAGGGCATAGGCGAGTGCCGACGAAGGCCGTCCGGCCTGATGCGCAGCTGCGCGCGCCGCAATGATCTGGTTGGCGGTGGCAGACTGCTTGCGGGGTTTTGGGTGGGGGAGTTTTTTCGCTGTCTCGCGCATGACAACAGCCAGTTCCGAGCAACCGGGCAGACGCATCATGATTCCGAAGCTGACGGCAGCGAAGAGCACGGCACGGGCAGTTGACGCTGCGGCGAGGTATCGCCCGTTCTCAGACCACACGTCGTGCCAGTCTATGAGGTCAACCCCGGTTGTCTCATCGAGGCGGACGCTGCCGACGTGGGCTTTGAGGTTTTTGAGGTAGTGATTGTAAGGCCGGAGCGACCCAGGCTTCAGCTTACGATAGGGACTGCGCTTGTGGGTCTCGTAAATGGTCAGCAGTGACTTGATGGCACCATCGAATTTCAGCGGATCGGCGCGATAGCCGGTGCGCCACAGCAGCATCTCGGCCTGCAGCGCATCGCACTTTGCCTTGAGCATCTCCGGCTGATCGGCGAGGTAGTAGAGGTTCACCGTCTTCGGGATATAGCCGTTCTTGACGTCGTTCTCATCGGCAATCCAGTGCGGTACGCGCCCGCCGGCGCGCTTGATCCATTTCAGGCCTGGGGCCTTTGTCTGGTCTTCGACTTCCATTGGCTTGCGTCCGCTTTGCCGGGTGGCGCCGTTGCCGTGGTTGGGCCGGTTCCGAGATAGTTTTCGTAGAACCTGCGCACCAAGGCGACCGGGCGCCCTCCGTGAAATTCATCAATAGCCGGGAAACCGGGCTTGTTGGCAAGGGTTGGCAGGCGCTCGCGTGTCCATTTTTCAGCCTTTTCCCTGCCGACGATGGCTTCTGCGATCTGCAAATCGGTCGCGAACATCGGCAGATCGTCCAGGGTTATAGCCGGCGGCACGAGCCGTCCGAATCGACATTGAGCGGGCGGGCGAGATCGGCGAAGATTGAATGAGCGGCTGTGTGCATGGGATGGCTCCTCTATCGATGAAGCCATTAATGCATTCTGCATTAACCAAGTCAATGCATTGCGCACTGATTTATGCGATCGCGCGTAGAAAAAATTATAGGCGCGAGACCTGTCCGACGACGCGACCGATGATTCGGACATGTTCAAGCAATGCGTTCTGCGGAGGGTGAGCAGGATTGTCGGAAAGGATTGTGACCGCCGGCGGCTGGCTGAACAGTACCTTCGACAGCCGCTTTACTCTGGGCTCGCCGTCTCCGTCATCGAACACATAAATGCCGTCGGCGCCGAAGCTGCTTTGCCTGGTGTCAACGATGATCCGGTTGCCGGGATAGAGCGTCGGAACCATGCTATCCCCGACGACCGCCATGAAGATCGAGCCGGCGGGCGACGCCTGCAGCTCATGCCTGAAGAAGCTGTCCGGAATCAGCCATTCATTCACGACCTTGTGCCCGGTCACCGTCCCTGCGCTCGATATGGCCACCACCTCGGCCCCTGCCTGTCCGTGACCGGCACCGGGCCTTACATCAATCTCCGGCGTAGCTCCTGGCGTCTTTGGCGTGTAGCGCTGCGCACCTGACAGGACGCCGCCGTCATCGCCAATATTCTCGCTGTCGATGTGGCTGACGTGGTCAGGCTCGGCTGGGTCCCATTCATCAATCGAAATCCGCTCTGGCTCTCTCAGGCCGGCGTCCGAACGTGGTCCTTCGCCGAGCATTAGCCAGGCAAGCCGGACATTGAAAAATGACGCATAGAGCTTAGCGGTTTCGGTGTCGAAATCACGCGAGCCGTTTTCATGGCCGGCGTAGGTGCCGACCGGCACCTTGAGGTCCTCCGCTGCTTTAGTGGCTGACCTGTAGCCAGCGTATAGGCGCGCACTGCGTAGGCGGCTGGCGCGATTATCCTCGGACGGCATAGAAAATCCCCATGAAAATTGAATTCCGATGCATTATGCATGAAAAGAGTGATGCGCGCTGCATTGTTTTCTGCCGGTGACGTGCTATGCTTAACGCATGACAGCTGCCGAACGCATAGGAACGTTGATGACCGAAACGCCCGACATCGCAGAAGCAGCACCGATAACGCCGTCCGACATCGTGGCGATCCGCAACGCCCGGAACTGGAAGCGTTCGAACCTGGCGGCCTACCTCGGCTGCAACTACACGACCGTCTGGCGCATGGAAAATGGCAAGATCGCAATCGACGGCGCCCATCGCCGCTTGCTGCACCAGCTGAAACCTGCCGCGAGAAAGCGTTCACTGTTGTTCGCACCTGCGACGGCACGGTGATCGCCTGCGACCCGTCGACCGGGATCACGGCATCCGCCCTTACCGTTGACGAAGCCTTGGCGGAACTTCGCCGATTGCTCGCTATGAAAGATGCCGCATGATGATCCGTAAAACCGCGAAGACAGCGCCGGCGACCCGCTCACTTACCGAACGGGAGGCCGCCGCGCTTACAGTCCGCATCCGCAAAGCCGTTGACAATGTGTGGGCGCTTCTCCTGGAGGCGCAGGAGCGCGAGGCATGGAAGGCGCTGCGCCATGCGACCTGGGAAGCCTATGTAAAGGCCGAATTCGCAATGTCTCGGCGTAATTCCTACCGGCTTCTCGACCTCGGCCGCGTCGTCCGCGAGATCGAAGATTTTGTGCCGCATGCGGCACAAATCACGCAGCGCGACGCCGCTGCGATCAAGGACGATTTGCCGGCTGTGAAGGCCGAGATAGTCGCACGCATCGATAGGGGTGCTGAGCCTGCAAAGGCCGCCACCGATGTCATAGCGGAGAAGCGCGCCGCGAAGGATAAAGCGAAGGTCGAACATGACCGCCAACGGGAACAATCCCGCGCTGCCCTGCCCGATGCAGTCAAGCAGCACGTTACCACTCGCGGAGTCGCTAAGACCAAAGCCGACGGCTCGAATGTCGAGAGTGTAGACCGTGTGTCTGAACTGGAAGAACGGGTGCGCGGCCTGGAAGCGGACAACGCATCGCTCAAGGCGGAAAACGCAAAGTTCGCCGACATGTGGGTGCAGTATCAGCAAGGCGGCTTCGAAGCTGTGATCGCTGGGAAGGACGAAGAAATTCGCACCCTCAACGCCCGGCTGATCCAGGAGAGCGAAGACAAGGCCGGATGGATGAAGCGGGCAAAGGGGTGGCAGAAGCGCGCCACTGATCTCGGCTGGTCCGGCGACGTGGTCATTCCCCTTGATCCGCGATCTTCGGATGATGAGGTCATTTCCCTTGGCTGACGTGGCCGATCTCTTCAGCAGAGTGCGGTCGTTTGGCGCAAACATCGTGCTGGACGGCAACTCCCTGCGGATCGTGAACCCGAAGAAGCTGCCTGCATCCGCGAAAACGTACATCACCAAGAACAGTCAGGCCGTCGCCGAATATCTGCGCTCGGACGAGAACATCGAATTCGAAGAGCGTGCCGCGATCGTCGAGTTTGAAGCTGGCGCGCCTCGCGAATGGGCCGAACAGTTCGCCCGCTATCTGTCCCTGACCAAGCCGGCCGGGGTTTCGGAAATGGACTGGTCCTGGTTCCTGACGACGTGCGGTCGCATGATCGACGAAGCGCCGGGGGTAGCGGTATGAACGCGCTTCCGCCAGCCCATCACCAGATATCGCTCCGTCCTCACCAGATCAGAACGGAAGAGCTTTTGCGGCAGCGTATCCGCGAAGGCGCACGCCGGATCATCTTGGTGGCGCCGACGGCGTTCGGGAAGACAGAGACCGCAATCGATCTCGTGACCAAAAACCAAGCCAAGAATTCTCGAGCCTGGTTCATCGTGGATCGCGTCACGCTGATCGACCAGACCAGCGAGCGCTTCGCAAAATACGGCATCGACCACGGCATTATCCAGGCCGATCACTGGCTGACCGATCCGACGAAGCCTGTGCAGGTGGCATCGGCGCAAACGGTAGGACGGCGCAAATATCTGGACAGCGAGCTGCCGAAGCTCATCATCATTGATGAGGCTCATTGCGAATACCAATCCAATCTTGAGCTGGTCGAACGCGCCAAAGACGCCATCGTCGTCGGTTTGACCGCGACGCCTTTCACGGACGGTATGGCCGACCACTGGGACGCCCTCGTCAACGGCGCGACGACAAATCAGCTTCTCGCGGATGGTTGGCTGACCCCGCTCAAGATCAAAGCGTGCGTCGCGCCTGACATGAAGGGCGCGAAGAAGGCGTTCACCGGCGAGTACGACGAAACCGACGCCGGCCAACGCGGGATAACAATCATTGGCGACGTGATCCATACATGGGTTCAACAGACACAAAAGCATTTCGGGGGTCCGGTGAAGACCCTCGTTTTCTCACCGTCCGTTGCCCACGGTGAAGAGCTTTGCCGGCAGTTCGCCGCGGCTGGCTTCAACTTTCAACAAATCAGCTACCTGGACGCCTCGGACAAAGAGCGGCGCGACAAAATCGAAGAATTCCGCAAGCCGGACAGCGCGATCCACGGGCTCGTTTCCTGCGCGGTACTGACCAAGGGCTTCGACGTGCCGGACGTGATGTGCGGCATCTCCTGCAGGCCCTACAGAAAATCCTTCTCGTCCCATATCCAAGAGCTTGGGCGCGTGATGCGCATTTCCGAAGGCAAAGATTTCGGGCTGTGGCTGGATCACTCCGGCAACTGCGTCACGTTCGCTGAAGACACTGCCTGGCTGTTCGAACATGGCGTCCACAGCCTGTCGAGCGCTCAAAAGAAAGACGGCGAGGCTCGGGAGCCCAACCAGAAAGTCAAACAGAAATACTTTTGCGGCGAGTGCGGGCTTCAAATGGAGCCCCACCACGCTGCTTGCGTTTCCTGCGGCTGGCAGCGGCCGAAGTATGGCGAAATTCAAGTCGTTGAAGGCGAGCTGATCGATGTCGATTTCAGCATCAAGAACGCCTTCACGCCGCGCAAAGGTCTGCGCGCGAAATGCCTGGAAGATCCGAAGTCGATCTGGAACACGGCGCTGGCCTATTGCCTGTCCAATGGGCGCAAGGGGGAGGAATCGTCTCGCAAGTGGGCCTATGGCGTTTGGCGCGGCATCTACCCCGGCAGCAAGCTGCCCTATGGCCTGTTCGATGCGGCCTGCGAACACAGCCAGGTGAAGGTTGACGAGTGGCAGCTTGTCGAACGCGAAATCAAACGGTTCCGCAACAAGCCGAGGCGCGCCGCATGAGCATCGAAGACGCGATCGACGACGCATGCTCTTCGGTCGGCATCATTCCGCCAAAGGAACGCAGCTACGGCAAGTGGCTTCACACCGACACGCTGTCCGGGAAGAACGGCAAGGGCGACGGGCGCGTCATCATCAACGAAACACACGTCACGGCCTTCAACTGGCAAACCGGTGAGACTGTAACCGTCGGGATGGGTGGGGAGGTCGAGAAACGCGATCGGCAGAAAATCGCAAAGCAAATCGAGTTTTCAAAGCGCAAGAAGCAGGCCGACGCGGCACGCGCTGCCCGACTAGCGTCGGACATGATCGCCACGGCCAAGATCGCCGCGCACCCCTACCTGGCCGCGAAAGGGTTTCGTGACGAAAAGGCCATGGTGATCCGGGTGGAAGATGTGCGTCGGATCGGCGGCGATTACCTCGTGCCCGATGCCGGCTGTTCTTCCGCGATGGTCATACCGGCCCGCATCGGCGGCCAAGTGGCGTCTGCACAATTGATCTGGGAAGACGGCACCAAGAAGTTTCTTTTCGGCGGGGCCACATGGGGCGCTGCCCACCGGATCAGCACCGGCGTCGATACCTGGCTCTGTGAAGGCTATGCAACGGGCCTCTCCGTCCGCGCCGCTCTGCAGGGGATGAAGATCAAACCGACCGTCCTCTGCTGCTTCTCGGCCGCCAATATCGTCACTGTAGCTGGCCACAGCGGCGGGCGGGTTTTCATCGCGGCTGAGAATGACAAGCCGCTGAAGCAGTTCGATGGCCTCGGCGCCAGCGAATACTACGCCCGCAAAACGTCGCTGCCCTTTGGCATGCCGCCCGATATCGGGACGGACTTCAACGACCTTCACCAACGATCAAGCATCTTTGCCGTGCAGCGAGCCCTGACAGCCGTCATGGCGAACGCAGCGCGCAAGAAAGGCACTTCATGAAAAAGGAACTCGACACCTCGAAAGCTTCTTTCAAACTTGACCTCATCGAGACAGCCAACGCGGACCCGGTGATGACTGCTGCCGACTTGAAACTGTTGGCGGCATATATGTCGGTCATGGAATGGCCTTCGGGTAAAGCATGGCTTTCCATCACGCTGGGTTGCGCAAAAACCGGACTGAGCGAACGGCAATATTGGACAAGCCGAACGCGTCTCGCCGGCAAGAATGAAGCCAAAAGGCCGTACATGATCGCTGCCGGCGGCTCCGGCACCGTTGACGCGTTCAAGCTGATCAATCCCTGGCGGGATGAAGCAATCGAGCACGTCGCGGCCATGACGGCTTTCCATCGAGAGCGCTTGAGGCAACAAAAGGCCAAATCTCGGCTGAAGAAGATAACGTCGCAAACAAGCGATGTGTCACTGCAACCATTGCAGGGACATAACCCCGGTTGTCACTGCAAAATTTGCAGTCCTGTCACTGCAACCATTGCAGACAAGTACCCCTCAGATAGTACCCCAAGGAAAGAAGGGGCCGGTAAGAATAATCCTGGCTCGAACGTTCTGCCCTTCGGCAAGCGGAAGGCGTCATGATGCAAACGCTCTCCCAGGCTGAACTTGATGACGCGTACCATCACGCGATCTTCGACTGTGACCAGGCGCTGTCCGATTACATCCGTCGCGCCTTCAAGCTGCGGCAAGAGCAAATGGCATGGAAGGGTGTAAGCCCGATCCTCTGGGACACGATCCGCAACGATCTGCACGAGATGCTGGCGCAAGCTTTCCACGAATGTGAGTTCAAGCACCTCGGGCCGGAGCGGTACGATCAACTGATGGACAGACTATGGAAGCGCAACCCGGAGCAACAACCAGTATGACGAAAAGCAGGAACAGCAAGCTGACCGTTCCGAAGATGCGGAAAGGCGAAGCGGAACAGGCGAAGATTCGGCGAGACCTTGGCCATGACTTCGCTGTCCAGAAGGACGATCACGGTCGCGACCGGCTCATTGCCGGCACCGCCGACGCAAGGCGCGTCTACGATGTCAGCAATGGCGGCTATATCAGCACGGGTGGCATAGCCCGGGTTCGCAATGTCGATCCCCTCAAGGGCATTTCGAGCCTGACATACAAGCAGCGGGACGCGGGTACTCGCTATCGCGCTGACTTCGAATTGGCGACGCGCGAGGGCCTGAAGACCATGGGCATGGGCGAGCGCGTCGACGGCGGCCGATCCGGTGCGAGTGTCCCGGCCAAGCTGATCGACAACCACGCGGTGATGGCGCGGGCGCGGCAAGCTCTGGTCTATCCCGAGATCCTGGCTGTAATCGATGCGGTATGCGGTCTCGGGATGTCGATCAAGGAAGTGGCGCAGCGGGAGAACGTGGTCCGAGACATTCCGGCCCAGCTCTTGCGCATGGGTCTGGAACGTCTCGTTTTTCACTACGGGTCGCAGTCCGCAACCCGTCACAACAGTTGAAACGTGCCGTCACGTATGGTAGAGATTTGGGCACGGTGACGATTTGCGCCGGAACCCGCCCGAATGAGGCGGGTTTTTTGTTGCGCATCGGTTTTTATCACACAAGCGGATCGGTAAAGGCCTTCGCGTCTGCCATCAGCTGTTCATACCAGTCGAATGACACAATATCCGACATCGATCCTTCCCCGATCTTTCCTTTCGCGCCGTGCGCCAATGCAACCCGTTCTGCAGCAAGGATATGCATCCTACGAAGGGTCGCCTTGCCCCCCTCGATTTCTTGGTAGGCACGCAGTTTCAAACCCAACTCTTCGGCCATCTGTGTTTGCGTCAAGCCAAGATCATTGCGGAGCCATTCCAATTGTTGTGCGTTCATCGCTTCCATTGAATTGAGCCCTGCGTTGCGCTATATCGGGACCGGGTGAGGTTTGGACCCCCACCCGGCTCCGGTGTTACCGGCCTATGGAGAGAGCCAATCTCCATCTGCCGAACCGGACGTGGAAGGTGAGCTTGAAGCTCATGGTGTCCTCCAGTCCGTTGCCGAAACGGGATTGCTTCGGCGAAATGAATATACGCAGAAACTGCGCATCGCGCAACCGAAAAGCGCAGAAACTGCATATTATTTAGAGCCGCTTCGGGTCCAACCGGGCGGCTTTCGCTTTAGAGGTGCGGCGCACCTACGAATCGCTGGGTAGCTCCTGCCTGCGCTTTGGCTGGATAGGCGGGGAGTTAAGCCTTATCAGCTGACCGGCCGCAAAATTCCTGGCAAATTCTTCGTTCTCGAAAAGATGCTGGGTGGTTTCGCCGTTCTCAAAGATCTGCACCGCCCATTGGCCGTCGATCCTTTCGACACGAACACCATTTGTACTCTCGTCCACGGTCGCCACTCCCAAACACGAGCCCCAACGAACCATTTCAGTCGCAAGGTTCAAACGTATAATTCCGCATGCGCTCAGACCGCAAGGTGCCTCAATGCCCGCAACAGAGCTGACCCCGAAGCAAGCGCGCTTCATCGAAGAATTCATGATCGACCTGAACGCCACACAGGCGGCAAAGCGGGCCGGCTACAGCGAATTGACAGCCCAGGTGCAAGGATCGCGCCTATTATCGAATGTTATGGTTGGCGAGGCCATCGCAGCGCGGCAAGCAGCCATCGCTGAAAAGCTCAGCGTCACTCAGGAACGCATCGTGGCCGAGCTGGCGAAGATTGCCTTTTCCGATATTCGCAAGGCGGTGCAGTGGGGCCGCAGCCCGATCGACACGGAATCGGAGAACGCCAAGCCGAATGGTCTCGGCATCTATCCGGTCGAGTTGGTCGGCAGCGACAAGATTGACGACGACACGGCCGCCGCGGTCTCTGAAGTCTCGCTTACCCAGACGGGCATCAAGATCAAGATGCACGACAAGAAATCGGCGCTGGTCGACCTGGGCAAGCATTTTGGCATGTTCAAGGAACGCGTCGAGCTCACTGGCAAGGACGGCGCCGCGCTCGTCCCGGTGGTCAATGTCCGCCTCCGCAGCCGCAGCTGAAATCAATCTCGACCTGCACGACAAGCAGGCGCTGGCATTCGAGACGGAAGCAACCGAAGCGCTCTATGGCGGTGCTGCCGGCGGTGGCAAGTCGCACCTGATGCGCGCGGCCGCCATAACCTGGTGCGCGGAAATCCCAGGCCTTCAGGTCTATCTCTTCCGCCGCATCCGCGACGACCTGATCAAGAACCACATGGAAGGCCCCCAAGGCTTTCGCCAGATGCTCGCCGGCTGGGTGGAATGCGGGTTCGTCACCATCGTAGAGGATGAAATTCGGTTCTGGAACGGATCGAGGATCTATCTCTGCCACTGCAAAGACGAGAAGGACCGTTTCAAATATCAGGGCGCTGAAATCCATGTGCTGCTGATCGACGAGCTGACCCACTTCACCGAAGTGATTTACCGGTTCCTCCGCAACCGCGTGCGCATGGTCGGGATCAAGGTTCCGCCGCAATACGCCGGCCGCTTCCCGCGCATCCTCTGTGGAGCCAATCCGGGCGGGATCGGTCACCAGTTCGTCAAGGCAACGTTCATTGACGGCGTCCTGCCGCTGAAGGTGTACAAGGCCGAAGTCAGCGAAGGCGGCATGCAGCGGCAGTTCATCCCTGCGCAGCTCGAAGACAACCCATCAATGAACGACAACGATCCCGGCTATGAAAGCCGGCTGATGGGTCTCGGTTCGGAGAGCCTGGTGCGCGCAATGCGCTATGGCGACTGGGACGTTGTTGAGGGCGCCTATTTCGACAACTTCGAACGACGCCGGCACGTCGTCAAACCATTCGCCATTCCAGACCACTGGACACGCTTCAGGGCGGGCGACTGGGGCAGCGCCAAGCCGTTCTCTTTTGGTTGGTATGCGGTGGCGTCCGACGATACGATTGTGCCGTCTGGCGTGGCTGGCGCGCCCGGCATCGTCATTCCACGCGGCGCGCTCATCAAGTACCGCGAATGGTATGGCGTGAAGATCGACAAATCGGGTCGCTATCTGCCCAACACTGGTCTGAAGCTGCATGCAGAAGCGGTCGGGGCCGGTGTCCGCCAGCGCGATTATGACGACACGATCAGTTACGGCGTCCTTGACCCTGCTGCGTTCAGCCAGGACGGCGGGCCATCGCTGGCCGAGAGGATGGCGAACGGGACGAACGCTAACGGATCGACCTTCCGGCGCGCGGACAACAAGCGAACGGCTGGACGCGGCGCAATGGGCGGCTGGGATCAGTTGCGCGGCCGACTGACTGGCGACGAGGACGGCCGGGCGATGCTGTTCTTCTTCGAAACCTGCATACACACGATTCGGACCCTGCCGGCGCTGCAGCACGACGAGGCGAACCCGGAAGACCTCAACAGCGACCAGGAAGACCATGCGGCCGACGAGACGCGCTACGCGTGCATGTCGCGGCCATGGGCGGCCAAGACCAAGACGCCGGCTCCCAAGGTGCCCCAGGGCCATGTCCAGCTTCCCGGCGTGCCTGACGACGGCAACGGGCGTCGAAGGATTCGCATATGATCAACGACACTGAAGACGAGATCGACAACACCGCAGATGATGCGGTCGACCCGTCGCTGAAGCCGAAGGCCTCCAAGGGCTGGCTGAAGCTGATCACGGATCAGGAGAAGGCCGGCTTTGCCGACTATCAGACACGGTGCACCAACATCCAGAAGCGGTATGCCGATCTGGAGCGCCTGGCGAACGTCACCCGCGACCGCGAGTTTCAAATCTTCTGGGCCAATATCGAAGTCCTGAAGCCTTCCATGTATTCCCGCCCACCGGTTCCGGTGGTCGCGCCGCGCTTTCAGGACAGTCGGCCGCTCCCGCGCACGGCATCGGAGCTTGTCGAGCGCTCGACGGCGGTGACGTTCGATCGGCAGAACATTGACGGCGTGATGCGGCTGGTGCGAGACGACCTGGCCACGATTGCGCGCGGCTGCATGTGGATCCGGTACGAGACCAAGAGCCGAGAGAACGGCTACACCGAAACCGTCTGCATCGAGCACAAGAACCGTCGCGACTTCGTGCATGATCCCGCCCGAAACTGGAAGGAAGTGGACTGGGTCGCGGGCGGCGCATGGATGACGCGCAAAGAGATGCGCAAGCGCTTCAAGGCGACGTCAGGCAACGCCTATCAGGATGCCGAGTTCGCCAAGCGCAAGGACGACAAGAACAACACCGACGGCAAGCTGAAGGCGCGGGTCTGGGAACTGTGGTCGAAGTCCGAAAACAAGGTGGTGTGGCTGTCACCGGGCGTTGATGTCGTGCTGGACGAGGGCGCGCCGCACCTCACGTTGGAAAACTTCTTCCCGTGTCCGCAGCCGGCCTATGGCACGTTGCAGCCGGAGAGCCTTATCCCGGTTCCCGATTACGTCTTCTACAAAGACCAGATCGAGGAAATCAACGACATCACCAACCGCATTTCGGCATTGACCGAAGCGCTTCAGGTGCGTGGTTTCTATCCGGCCGGCGCCGGCGAAATCGGCGATGCGATCGAGGCCGCGGTTAAGACGCGCGATCCGCGCCAGATCATGGTCCCGGTCAGCAATTGGGCCGCGTTCGGCAATGGATCGGCCAAGGACACGGTTGTCTGGCTGCCGACCGACATGGTGGCGTCGACCATCACGCAGCTGATCGCGCTTCGCAAGCAGCTCATCGAGGACATTTACCAGATCAGCGGCCTGTCGGACATCATGCGGGGCGAGAGCAACCCGAACGAAACGCTCGGCGCGCAGCAGATCAAGACGCAATACGGCTCTGTCCGCATTCGCGACCGGCAGAACGAGCTGGTGCGCATCGCTCGCGACGCGGCGCGCATCATCGCCGAGGTCATGGCAGAGAATTTCCAGTCGAAGACGCTGCTGGAAATGAGCCAGATGGAACTGCCGAGCGAGGCCGATATCGCCAAGCAGGTAAAGCCGCTGGAGGCCCAAGCCAAAAGCATTGAGAAGGAATTGCAGGGCGCGTCGCGTGATCCCGAAATCGCCGCGATGGCGAAGCAGAACCCGGAAGCCGCGCAGCAGATAATGCAGCAGGCTCAGGGCCAGATTGCCGAGATCACGAAGCAGATCGAGGAGCTGAAAAAGACCGTCACCATCGACCAGGTGATGGACTTCCTGCACGATCAGAAAATCCGGCCGTTCAGTCTCGACATCGAGACCGACAGCACCATCCAGCCCGACGAAAATGCCGAGAAGCAGCGCCGCAGCGAGTTCCTGACTGCGCTTGCTGGCACGCTCGCCCAGCTTGGCCCGATGGTGCAGGCACAACCTGAGACGGCTCCCTTCGCTGCCGAGGTGCTGAAATTCGCCATGGCGCCGTTCCGTCCCGGTCGCAGCATGGATGCGACGATTGACGAGTTTGCGGAGCAGATGAAGGCGATGGGTTCCCAGCCTAGGCCAGATCCCAGTGCCGGCAGAGCGGAAGCTGACGCCAAGGCCAACGAAGGCAAGATGGCGGTGGAAAAGGCCAAGTCTGACGCCGCAATGGCCAAGTCACAAAGCGACGCGGAAATCGCCAGAACCAAGGCCGAGGCCGATATCGCCCGGATCAACGCTGATGCCGCGCAAAAGCAGCGCGAGGCCGATATCCGCATCCGCGAGATCGAGGCCAACGCGGCCGCCGCAGCTCAGAAGCACGAGCAGGACATGCAGAAGGGTCAGCTCGAAATCGAAAAGCTGCGCCTTCAGGTGCTCGGCCAAGCACAGAAGAACGCCGCGCCTCAGCCAGCTGCTGCTCAACTTTGAAAAGGACAATGCCATGCCAGTCAGTGCTGATGAACTCTGCCGGGGCGGCATGAGCTATCCGGTGGCAATCGAGGTTGCCCGCCAGATGAACGCGGGCCTCACCAATGGCAACGTCGACCGGCTTATGTCCGTTGGGGTGCCTGGCGAGCAGGCAAAGGAACTGGCCAAGCAGATCAACGCCGGTGTCTTCGATGCGCACAAGCTTGCTTTAAGCAATGTGAACCCGGGCGTTGCAACTCTGCTGAAGCGGACCAGCGGCCTGTGATGGCTTACACGTGGATCAATCTCGGCGACGGCCGGCAGGTTTTCCACAAGGTGGATACCGCCAAGCCGAAGCGCTCGCATCTATCGGCGCCAATGATCAATTCGGACACCATGTCCGAAGTCCAGTCGATGCACGACGGCAAGGTCTACACCTCGAAATCGGCTCTTCGCGCGACTTACCGCGCCGCCGGGCTCGAGGAAGTTGGCAACGATCCGGCACGGCTGCGGCCCCGCAAGCGTCCGAAGATCGACCGTAAGGCGATCAAGGAAACAGTGCTGAAAGCAAAAGCCCGATTTGACCGCGGCGAACGGGTCCGGGCGCCGTGATTAGCGCCGGCCTCGCCAACGCGATCGAGGCATCATTCAAAGCCAGTCGCCTCGATATTGGCCAGCAGGCTGTCTTGTGTGTCGCCATGCTTGAGGGCGCGCTGTCCCTCATCATCCCGAACGACATTCGGGCGAAGATGGAAGAGAAATTGCTGCGCGGAATCACGCGCGAGCACATCGACCAGGCGCTGGAATTGATGCGCCAGGACCACCAGTAACCAGCAATCCCTCAGACGGAGCAATCCCATGGAAGACTTGAACGGAGGCGCTTCGGCGCCCGCCGAAATCTCGACTGTTGCCGACGACGCGCAGACGCCGAATCCGATCAGCACCGAACCCAACACCGCCGAGCCCAAGCCCGAACCGGAAGCAAAGAAGGCGCCGACCGCTCGCGAAGCGTTGAAGGCTGCGGCCGAAAAGGTCAATGAGAAGGCCAAGGCCGAAGAGACCGACACCGGCAAGAAACCAGTGGAGGCCCAGCCCAAGCCGGGCGAGAAGGCTGCTGACAAGACCGACAAGACGCTTCCCGATCCGAAGCCGACCAAGGACCCGAACACCACCCAGCAGCCTGCCAAGACGGCAGAGACGGCCAAGACTGAGCCCGGCAAGCCTGCCACTCAAACCAGCCATGCCGAGGCTCCCGCGCGCTTCAAGAGCGACGCCGCTGCGATGGCCGAATGGGAGAAGGCTCCCGACCCGGTCAAGGCGGCCGTTCACCGCTCGATCCGCGAGCTTGAAGCCGGCATCGAAAAGCACCGCGTGCCAGCGGAGGAATTCGAGAAGGTCCGGGACTTCCACGAACTGGCCACCAAGAACAACACGACCATGCGCGATGCGATGACGCGCTACACCAATCTGGAGCGGACGCTACTCTCGGACCCGCTGAAGGGCATTGAGGCCGTCTGCGACTATGCAGGCATCTCGCTTCGCCAGCTCGCTGCGCATGTCATGGGCCAGAAGCCCGACGAGGTGCAGGGCCAGAATGACGCGACGATCCAGCAGCTCAAGCGCGAGATCGAGACGCTGAAGCATAGCGTCGGCGGCGTCACCAACACGATGCAACAGCAGCACGTCGCAACGATCGATGCGCAGGTGCAGAAGTTCGCGGCTGACAATCCCCGTTTCGAGGACCTGGCCGAAGACATCGCCTTTTTCCTGAAATCAGGCAAAACCGCCGATCTGGCCGAAGCTTACAAGCTTGCGGAAATGCTCAATCCCGACCCGGCCGCATCGACCACCACAGTTTCAGCAGCGCCTCAGACGCGCACCGCTCAAGACCCCCAGGCTCAGACCCTGAAGGGCCAGAAATCAATCACAGGCGCGCCCTCGGCTGGCTCAGACCCGGCAACGAAGCGGGCTTCAACCTCAATCAAGGATTCGCTCCGCCGAGCTGTCGCTCAGGCCGGGTGATCCCCGTCATAAAGGAGGGCCGACATGGCTCTTACTTCCGTAGAAAAGAACCAGGAGATTTTGTCTCTGGCGCTTGAGGATCGAGCCTCGGGCTACCAGGACCTGGTCTCCAATTCCAACGCCTTGCTCAACGTGCTGAAGCGCAAGGGCAAGTTCAAGGAATACTCCGGCCCGAAGATCCGCCAGCGCCTGCTCTATACCAAGACGGGTTCGGCGGTCTGGTATAACGGCTTCGACTTCCTCAACCCGGTTCCGGCCGAGTTGTTCAACGACGCCGAATACTCGCCGAAAATGTGCGCCGTCGCCGTCACTCTCGCAAACGAGGACATCCTCAACAACGAGGGCGAAAACCAGCTCATGGACATTCTGGAGTCTCATATCGAGGCTGCGGAAGGTGAGCTGCAGGACGAGGTCGACATCTCGCTCCACGGCAACGGCACCCGCTTCGGCGGCAAGGAACTGGGCGGCCTCCAGCTGGCGGTTCCGACTGTGGTCAATTCCGGCGTCTATGCCGGTATCGATCGCGGCGCCAATGCGATCTGGCGCACTTCGGTGTTCGACGCGAATTCTGCCTTCCCGGCTATCGGAACGCAGGTCACGGCGACCACCATCCGCCCGATGCTCAACTCGATCATGACGCAGCGCTCGCGTGGCACCAGGGCCGCCGATCTCCTGCTGATGTCGCCGGAGCATTACGCGGCCTATGACGCGGCCACCGTGGCAATCCAGCGCGTCAACGATGTCTCTGGGCTCGGCAAGCTCGGCTTTACGTCGCTGAAATACTTCGGCGCCGGTCGCTCCGCTGAAATCGTCCAGGAAGGCGGCATCGGCTCCAACATGCCGGCGAACACGACCTATGGTCTGGACACCGACACGCTCTGGCTCCGCTACCACCCGGAACGCAACTTCAACAAGATCGGCAAATCCATGATGCCGATCAATCAGGACGCGAATGTCCAGTACATCGGCTTCATGGGCGAACTGACGATGAACAATCCGCTGTTCCAGTGGAAGCTCATCGACAGCAACCCGGCCGCGTAAAGGAGGATCCAGAAAAATGGCTTACGTTCCTCACACTCCGCATCTCGGCCTTCCGCCGATCGCCGCAACGCTGCCGGCCTCTACGGCGGCCGGGCGCTCCACTCCTGGCCCTTGGCTTGGTCAGATCATCCAGGCGCAAGATCCGGTCTACGGCGTCGGCGAGTTCATCTATCTCGCTGGCGTCGCCACCACCGGTCTCGGCTCGTGGGTGCTCTACAATCCTGACGATTGGTCGACGGTGCTCCTCGGCCCCGACATGATCGGTTCCGTTGCTGTCGCCATGTCCGCGAATGTCGCCAGCCAGTTCGGGTGGTATCAGATCAAGGGCAAGGCGATCGGCAAGGCTCTGGTCGGCTTCCTCGACAATGCCAACGTCTACGCCACGGCAACCGCCGGCAGCGTTGACGATGCTGTTGTCGCGGGGGACCGCGTCAAGAACGCCAAGGGCGCTTCTGCGGTCGGCGTACCGTCTGCCGGTCTCGCCGAGTTCGAGATCGATCGACCGTACGTGGACGACGCTCTGGCCGCGTAACCCGGCCAATTCCAACAGGACACTGAAACGGGGGCTTCGGCTCCCGTTTTTCTTTGCACCCTCTCAGACAGGAGTTTCGCCATGAGCGCGAACCAGAACATCGTCAACGTCGTTTTCCGAAATCACGTCATTCCCAACGAACAGGCCAGCAGGTCCGCCGGCCGGCCGATCTTCACCGATATGGAGGTCTGCGACCTTTCATTCCCGGCAAACCGCCAGACCAAGGCGACCTATCCGGCACATGATGCCGAACCGAACGCCACGCGCGAGAGCATCGCGGCCGGCGGCGGTCTCATCACCTATGCGCAGCTCTACAACAAGCAGTATCTCGCCTTCAAAGACGGCACCTCTCAGCCGCTTTCCGGCACGCCGCTTTCCGAAGCGCCGTTCCTGAAGGAAGGCAAGCGCCGCGAACTGAAGGCTCTCGGCGTCCACACAGTCGAGCAGCTGGCTTCGCTGGACGGCACCCCGCTCAAGCAGCTCGGCATGGGCGGCCGCGAACTGAAGAACCAGGCGCAGGCCTATCTCGACAATGCGGCCGGCAGCGCCGACATCGTCAACCTTGCGGCCCAGGTCGCGGCCCTGACCCAGCAGTTGGCGGATGAACGCCGGCTGCGCGAGGAGTTCATGCAGGCAGGAAAGCCACTGGAGGGCGCCACTGCGACGGCCAAAGATACCGCCGCCGACGATGAACCCGGCGAGGAGGATGAGGAAACCAGCGAGGACGAGGACGGCGACGAAGAGACCGAGCAGACCACGCCGCCAACCGCTGCCGAGATCGAGGCGATGGATGATGAAGCCCTGAAGGTCTACATCGCCAACGAAACCGGCTCCCGGCCACGCGGCAATCCGAACCACGACACCTTGGTCGCTGCGGCCAAGGAACTGGCGATGGTGGACTGATCGCAATGACGATCCTCAGCGTCATCAAGGATGTCTGCACGGTCATCGGCTTGACCGTGCCGACCGCCGTCTTTTCGTCGACCGACCGCGAGCATATCGAATTGCAGTCGCTCGCGAACGAGATGGCGCAGAGGATCGCATTCGACACACGGGACTGGACGAAACTCAAGACGCTTGCCACGCTCACTGGCGACGGCGTTTCGACCGGCCTCAATCTCCCGGCCGATTACCAGCGCATGCTGAAGAAAGCGCGTGTCTGGCCGTCGGCAAGCCCTTACACGTCGCTCACGCACTATCCCGACAGCGACGAGTGGCTGGGCCTGGCGGTGCAGAATTTTCAAATCCTTGTTGGCGCATGGACGATGATCGGGGATCAGATCCAGATCAAGCCCGCCACCCCCAACCTGGCCACGGCGCAATTCTATTACCTGACCAACAAAATCGTGAAGGACAAGGACGGCGCCACAAAGGCAGCTTTCACGGCTGACGATGACGTGTTCCGCCTCGATGAGCGCGTTTTGAAGCTCGGCATCATTTGGCAATGGAAGGCCAACAAAGGGCAAGCCTATTCCGAGGACATGGCGACCTACGAGGATGCCATCGCGGTCTCAGCTGGCGCCGACAAGGGCTCCAACATCCTGGCCGTCGGTCGGCGCCGCTCGACGATTGACGCCGACTTTGCCTTTCCGGGAGTAATCACGCCATGAGGGCCGGCTTCAGGCGCGTTCCTGTTGCTGCCCAATCGCAGCAGCGTCACAGCACGCTTACATTTCCGGCACCGATCCGGGGCAAGATTTCGAACGAAAACCTCGCTGCGTCGAAGCCGCAGGGTGCCCGCGTCCTCGAGAACTGGTTTCCTACGACAACCGGCATCCGATTGCGTGGCGGCGAGAAGAAGAAGGCGACGATCGGCACTACCGCAGTGGTCAGCATGATGTCCTATGACGCGTCGCCGGGCCGCTTCATGTTCGCGGCGGATGGCACGAAGATTTTCGATGTCACGAACCCTGCCAACCCCAATGTAGCGCCGGCTCCCGTCGTTTCCGGGCTGACCAGCGGCTATTTCTCCTATGTGCAGTTCGAGACCGCTGGCGGCGACTATCTGTCGGCGGTGAACGGCACGGACAGCATGCGCCAATTCGACGGCACGGCATGGACCACGGTGGCCGCGCTGGGCACCATTGCCACGAACAAGCTCTCGCACGTCTGGACCTATCGCAACCGCGAATTTTTCATCCAAAAAAACAGCCTCACGGCGTGGTTCCTACCAGTCGATACCATTGCCGGCGCCGCCGTCGATCTCTCACTTGCCGGTGTCTTCCAGAAGGGCGGATCGCTGCTTTTTGGCGGCACCTGGTCGCTTGATGCCGGCGACGGCGTCGACGACAAATGCGTATTCGTTTCAACCAAGGGCGAGGTAGCGGTCTACGAGGGTGCAAACCCCGCCGATCCGAATGGCTGGTCGCTCGTCGGCCGCTATGACATGTCGCCGCCTCGCGGCAAGCGCGCAGTGATGCAAGCCGGTGGCGAACTGCTGATCGGCATGGATGATGGTATCATTCCGATTTCCCAAGCTATCCAGAAAGACCGTGCGGCGCTTTCGATGATCAGCGTTTCGCGCAACATCGAGCCGGACTGGCGCAGGGAAGCTGCAGCTCGCGCCAACCTGCCTTGGGAAATCCTGAAGTGGCCGCTGTTCAACATGGCAATCGTCTCGCTGCCGGCGGATGTCGGACAGGATGCGAGGTGCTTCGTCGTCAACCTGCAAACCGGTGCATGGGCGGACTACACAGGCTGGGATACGCGATGCCTAGTCCTGCATGACGGCTGGGCGTATTTCGGGACGTCGGACGGCAAGATCATGCAGTGCGAGGTCAGCGGCAGTGATGATGGCTCGCCTTATACCTGCACCTATGTTGGCCTGTTCGATCACATGAAGTCGCCGGCGCGGAGCAAGATCGTTCACATGGCGCGGACGGTCTTTCTGGCCAGCCGCAAATTCATCGCCAAGCTTTCAGTCTCGAAGGACTATCAGGTCTCGCTGCCGTCGGCGCCGTCGTCGGTTGCCGACGATGTCGTTTTCGATGAATGGGATCTGGGCCTCTGGGATGTTGCGAAGTGGGACGCCAGCGCAACGAAGACGGTTTCCACGAAATGGGTCTCTGTCGGCCTGACGGGCTTTGCCATCGCGCCTCAGGTGCAGGTCACATGCGGTATCACTCCGACCCCTGATGCCGAGCTCGTCGCGATCGACATGACCTATGAAGTCGGTTCGGTGGTCGTTTGAAACTGATTTTCGGCCATAGCGAAGCGATCGCTCGGTTCGTGGCCGACATGACGCCGGGCTGCGAAACCGGCTTCGGCAAATGCCAGGCGATCGGCGTGGGCGATGACGAAACCGGCGAACTAGTCGCCGGCATGGTGTTTCATGACTTTCAACCAGGACCGGGCCTGATCCAGATTTCGAGCGCTTCGAAAACGCCGCGATGGCTGACGGCGGATGTCCGCCACATCATGTTTTCGTATCCGTTCGACCAGATCGGTTGCCAGATGGTCGTTCTGCAGGTTTCCGCAAAGAACGAGCGCATGGTTCGGATCGCGAAGGCCTTCGGCTTCACCCCTTACCTGATCAAGCGCATGCGCGGCCGCGACGAAGACGGCTACGTTTTCACGCTCACTGAAGAAGACTGGCGCAACGGCCGTTTCACGAGGAAGACAAATGGGTAAAGCCTCAGCACCTAAGCCGCCAGATCCCAAGGAAACTTCCGCGGCGTCGACCGGGACGAACATCTCGACCGCTATTGCCAACTCATATTTGAACAATGCCAATCAGGTCGGGCCTGATGGCACGATCACCTATACGAACAGCGGCACGCAATCGATCACTGACCCCTATACGGGCAAGACCTATCAAATCCCGACGCGCACCGCGACGACGACGCTTTCCGCCGCGCAGCAGGCGATCAAGGATCAAACCGACAAGGCCCAGCTGAACCTTGGGACGCTGGCCAATACTCAATCCGCGTTCCTGCAAGACTATATGTCGAAGCCGTTCGACGGCTCGAACGACGCCACCGAAGCACGGCTGCTGCAGCTTGGGAAAGCGCGCCTCGATCCGATCTTGGCTCAACAACAGGATGCCTTGGCAACAAAGCTCTCAAATCAGGGCATCAAGCTCGGCTCGGCCGCCTATGACCGTGCGATGGCCCAGCAGGGCCAGAACGTCAATGACGCCAACAACCAGCTAATCCTTTCGGGGCATGGGCAGGCGTTCGCGGAGGGCCAGGCAATCCGCAACCAGCCGATCAACGAAATCACGGCGCTGCTTTCCGGATCGCAGGTCAGTTCGCCACAGGCCGCCGGCTATACCGGCAGCACCATTCCGACAACCGACAACGCTGGGCTGATCAACCAGAATTACCAGCAGCGCGTCGACGCAGTGAATGCAAAAAACGCGCAGACCGGAAGCTTGGTCGGTGGTCTTTTTGGTCTCGGCAGCAAGCTCATCGGACTGTCCGACGACGACGCAAAAAAGGACAAGGAACGGCTCGCCGACATCACCCCGGAAATGGGGCTGTGGAAGTTCCACTACAAAGGCGAGGCGAAGGGCGCTCCGATGCGGCTTGGGCTCATGGCCAGCGAAGTCGAGAAGGTCCGACCCGATGCTGTTTCGCGCCGGCCTGACGGTTATCGCCAGGTCGACTACGGCAAAGCTCTGTCGCTGGGGGCCTGAGACATGGCGTTGTCATTCATCTTCGATGCCGAGAAGGGCGAGACGCCTGCGTCAGTCGCCAAGAAGCGGGCAATTGTCCAGGCGCTGATGTCTTCTCAGCGCGCGCCGCAGAACATCGGCGAGGGCTTGAATGCGCTCGGCGATGGCATCGTGCAGAATGTGCTCAACAGGACCGCCGACGCGGCAGAGACCGCTGGACAAGCCCATGCGACCGATGCTTTTGGCGGCATGATCAACGCTGGCACATTCCCGGCGGCTCCGGGCTCTCCAGTTGCGGCCTCCGCGAGCGGCGCGGCCGACTACGGCGGCGACCAACTCGCATGGCAGGACGCAAAGCCTTACCAGAAGGCGCTGCTCAACACGATTTCCGGCCCAGAAAGCGGCGGTCGCTACAACGTCATCTATGGCGGCGGAAAATTCGATGATTTCTCCCACCATCCGAACCAGGCGGTGCGCATCCAAACAGGGCCGAATGCTGGCCGCACCTCGTCGGCCGCTGGCAAATATCAGTTTCTGGGCTCCACATGGGACGATGAGGCGAAGGAACTTGGCTTGCCCGACTTCTCGCCAGTCAACCAGGACAAGGCGGCATGGAACCTCGCCGCCAAGACCTACAAGGCCAAGACGGGCCAAGTGCTTGATGACGTTCTTCAGTCCGGCGATCCTGACGCAATCGCCAACGTCGGCCAGGTCTTAAGCGGGACGTGGACGAGCCTTCCCGGTGGTATCGAACAGGGGACAAACACGAACAGGTTCGTTGCGACCTATCAGAAGGCGCTTGGCGCCGGCGCTACGCCCGCACAGGCAACGCAGGCGGCCCAGCAGGAGCAGTCACAAGACCCAGTTCAGGTTGCCTCGCTCGATCGCTCCGCTGGTATGACACCGGCCCCGAGCCTCGCCACCATGTCGCCCGGCACCACGGCTCCTGCGTATGATCCCAGCGGCCTTCCTCCGCTCGATCCTAACGACCCGATGGCACCCGCAACGCGTCCGACTTATCCCGGCGCTCCGCAAGGATCTGGAAAAGCTGGTGAAGTTCGCCGCGGCGCCGACGGCAAGACCTATCAGTTTGTCGAAACGACCGGCATGGCCGGCGCGACTGGTGATCAGGGATGGATCCCGGTCAATGCCGATGCGCCGCTGCCCAATCCCGGCCCCGGTGATCCTGCCGCGACCACGCCGGCCGGCCAGCGCGTCCTGTCAACGATGATGAGCTCGGAGCCCCTCAGCGGTCGCGGTGGCGTCGTGCAGGCCCTCAGCGCGGCTCAGCAGCCCGGTCCGGCGGCAGCGGCCCCGTCGCCGGTCGTTGCGGCTCTCGCCGGCGCTCAGCAGCCCCAGCAGGCTGCACCAGCCTCTCCCGGCGTCCAGAAGGTCGCTCAGGCGATGTCTCCGCAGGAAGACCTGTCCAGCATCCCGGTAGAGGCTGGCGGCAGTGGCGGCGCTATCCAGCCCGGTCAGGGCGGTCCGTCTTTTCAGCAGATCATGCAGGTTGCCGCTGACCCTTGGGCATCGCCCGAACAAAAGGCGATGGCCAACATGATGCTCCAGCAGAAAATGCAGGATGCCGATCCTCTGCGGCAGCTGCAAATTCAGGCTGCGCGCAAGTCTCTGGCCGTTCCGCCGAAGCAGTGGCAGAAGCTGGACGACGACACTCTGTTCGATGCGGCCAGCGGCGAGACGAAAAGCATTTCAGGCGGCGGCCCGACGAAGTTCGAAGGCAACGGCCTCGATGCCCAGGCTTGGAACATCCTCTCGACCGCCGATCCCGCTTCGCGAGAATATGCGACTGCCTACGCCATCATTTCGCAGCCAAAGACGCAGATGGTGCAGACGCCTGATGGCATGGTGCCTATTCAGGTGCCGCCCAACCTTCCGGCATGGCTACAGGCTCCCGGTGGTGGTGCCGTGCCTGCCGCACCAGCCGCACCAGGAGTGACTTCGCCCGCTCAGGTAGCGCCTCCTGCTGCTGGGGCACCGGCTCCCGCCGTCGCTGCGCCGCCTTCGGCCGCTCCTTCTGCAGGAGCCGTCATCCCCGGCACAATGAAGCCGACAGAAACACAGCGGAACCGGGTTTCCTCGGTCAACCAGGCGTTCGATGCCATCACCGGCGAACTCGACCGCTATTCGGAGCTGGTCGCCAAGACCGGCATCGAGGTAATGCCCGGCGCGTCCAAGGACAATCTGAACACCGTCCGTCAGGGCATCATGTTGCAGATGAAGGAACTCTTCAATCTGGGCGTCCTCAACGGGCCTGATCTCCAGTTGATGGAAAACATGATCTACGACCCGGTTGTCGACGTGACCAAGGACGGCGGCGCATGGAACCTTCCGAGCCAGGTCTACACCGCCGCAATTGGCGGTGCTGGTGATAGGGCGGCCAACAGCGTCAAAGAGCTGAAGCGCATGCTGGAAGGCATCAAGGCTTCCGTCGACCGGACGACGGCCGAGCCGAACGCTCCGGCACCATCGTCAAATCCGGATGGCTGGAAAGATGTAGGAAACGGCGTGCGGATCAGGGTCAAACCATAATGGCAACATTCGAAATTCAAGGCGCAGACGGCAAGACTTACGAAGTCGATGCGCCCGACGAGAAGACCGCACTGAGCGCCCTCGGACAGGCGGGCGCATCCTCGGGTCCGGATGCCCGCGCTCAAGCGGGCATTGGGCTCGCCCAACAGATGCATGCGCTGTCACCCGAGCAAAAGCGCGCGATTGCCGGGGTCGATCAAGAGACGTTGCAGCCGAACCGCGTTCCTGCCTTCGCACCACCTGGCTACAATGCGCTCACCGACAGGATCGAGGGCGACGATGCTCTGAGCAAAATGCGCACCACCTCGGGCGGGATTCTGGAGGGCATCCCGATCTTGGGCCCAATGATCCGGGGCGGCGTCGATCGTGCAGCTGCTGCGACAATCGCGGGAGCGTCTGACGAGACCTATGACCAAGTTCTGAAGCGCATCCAAGCGGGCACCGTCGCCGAAAAGTCGATGAACCCAAACCTCGACAAGGCGTCACAAGTCACGGGCGCTGTCGCGGGCACTATCCCGGCGATGGCGGCAGCGCCTGGGGCCTTCGGTATTGGCGTGGCGTCGGCGCCGTTGCGCTTCGGCGCCAGTGCCTTGACCGGCGAACTTATCAACGGAACCGATGCGGCAATCCGTTCTGGTGGAGATCCTACGGCAACAGGCATTGGCGCGGTTACTGGAGCCGGCCTCGGTGTGCTCGCCCCGGCTATCGGGCCTCTCGTCGGCCGAGGCGTCAAGTATGTTGCCGATGGCTGGAACCTCGGCGGTGCAGCCAAGGAACTTGGCATCGACAAGGTTGCCGCGGCGATGCTGTCAAGGGCGGCAGGGCGCGACGCGCTCGATGCCGGCGCGCTGGGTCAGATGGACAAGCTCGGCCCCGGCGGAATGATCATGGATCTGGGCGAAAATCTTCGTTCGCAGGCCGGCGGCTTGGCAGCGTTGCCCGGAGAAGGCAAAGCCATTGTTCGCGGGGCCGTCGACGCGCGCAATGCCGGTGCAAACCAGCGCATCACCAGCACGATCGACCAGGAACTTGGCCCAGCCCCTATCCCATCGCGCATCAATGCCGGCATCGACGTGAACCAGGCCAACCTGTCACCGGAATATCGGGCGGCCTTTGCCAACGCTTCGCCGGTCAATCCGCGACCGATCGCCACCTATCTTGATCGGGAACTCCAGACCCTTCGCGGTGAGGCGCAGCGCGGTCTACAGCGTGTTCGCACGATGCTGAACCGCACCGGCACCCAAGAACTGGAAAGCAATCCCGTTACGTTGCTTGAAACCCGCAAGGCTATTGATGGCATGCTGGAAACGACGGTGGAAACGAACGCCCGCAACGCGCTTCAGACGGCCAGACAGGCTGTTGATGACGAGTTGCGCGCTTCCGTGCCCGGCATCAAAGAAGTCGACAGCAAATTTGCCGAGCTGGCCCGCCAGCGGGAGGCGGTCGGACGCGGCCAACAGGTGCTGTCCAGCGGCCGGGAAGCGCCGAGGCCCGCCGAGCTCGCCCAAGAAGTGCAGGAAGGTGCGTTGCCGCAAGGCATGCAGATCGGCCCGTCTGCTGTCCCTATGCGGCTGCGCGAGGGGGCGCGTGCCGAGATTGAGCGCATCGTGGGGACTAACGCAAATGACCGCGTTGCCCTTCAGCGCCTCATCAAGGGCGAAGGCGATTGGAACCGCAGTCGTCTTGCAACGCTTTTCGGTAAGGACCGAGCCGACCGCATCATCGGTCTTCTCGATCGCGAGAAGCACTTCGCCGATACCACGGACATCGTGACGCGGAATTCACTCACCGCCGCCCGCCAGGCTTCCCAGCAAGAGCTTACCGGCTCAGGTGCCGAAGCCTTTGGCGTGCCGCAAGCATTCATGGCTGGCGGAGTAGCGGGAGCGACCCGGGCCACTGCCATGAAGGGTGTTGATGCCGTTGTCGAAGCTCTTCGAGGAATAAAGGATGAGTCTACGCGCACCGCCATGGCCCGCATCCTGACCAGCAACAATCCGGATGTGCTTGAAGCCCTTCTTCGTGCTGGGCGTGGTTCCGGTGTGTCAGGCTCAGAGGTCGATAAGGTCGCGCGCTCTCTGCTCCTCTCGCAAGGCCAGCGATCGGCGCTCCCACAGCAATAGCGCAACGAAAACCGCCGTCGTTCCCATAACGCCAACGGCAAGACCGATGACGAATTGGGGCTCCAAGCTTCGGAGAAACCCTCCAATCACGTCGTGCAGCACGACCATAATGCCGATCGTGACGACGGCGGCGATGATCTGAAGAATTCTGACGCGCATAGGCGCGGAACATACGAGCAAACCCCAAATATTAAAAGGTGCTGCCAATGCCTATGAATGGAGCCGGCGTCACGTCATGGCCGCCGAACACAACGGCGATTCCGAACACGACGATCGAGAGCGGGAAGTACAACGCCTTCTTGGCCGATCTTCTGTCGATCATGAACACGCCGCGCCCAATCACGATGGGCGGCACGGGCGCGAGCTCGGCGGTCGGTGGCAATGATGCTCTGCACACGACCAGCAGTGTCATCGCATCAGCTGCGACGACTGATCTGGCCGCGGCAACCGGTGTCTCCGTCACGGTGTCGGGCGCGGCGGTGATCACCGCTTTGGGCGTGCTGCCCAGCGGCGTCTTGCGTTTCCTGACCTTCTCCGGAGCGGCGACGCTTACCCATAATGCCGCCACGCTCATCCTGCCGGGGGCCGCCAACATCGTTGCCGCAGCCGGTGATACCGCCGTGGCGCAGTCCCTGGGTGGTGGCAACTGGCGTGTTCGATCCTACATCCGCGCGTCTGGCCAACCAGTCGCAGTAATCTCTGATGCCAACCTCCCCGCGCGCCTCGGTGTGGTGGCTAAGACGATCACCGACTGGAACACTGCGCTCGACAACGGCTGGTATATGGGCAGTGGGGCGGCCAACGCCCCTGCGGCAAACACCGGGTGGAATATCGGCACGGTCGAGGCACACGGGGCGGCCGGCTACCGAACCCAAACGGTTTACGATTTTGTGAATGCCACGGCGGCCAACACCACCATCTGGCGCCGTTACCAGAACGGCGGCGTGTGGGGTGCTTGGTTTAAAATCCAGTGGTCTCAGGCCGAGCAAGACGCCCGCTACGTTCAGTCGAGCACGGCGCTTCTGCAGAAAGCCTACGAGAGCGCCCAGCAGACCATCACGGCCGGCGGCACATTGACGCTGGCGCATGGGCTAGGGGTGAAGCCGAAGCTCTACATCGCCGTCATCCAGTGCACGACTGCGGACTTGGCGTATTCGATCGGCGATGAAGTCGCCATTAATCCTATGCTGAACACTACTGACGCTACCGTGCAGGCCATCAGCATGGTTCCGGATACAACCAATTTGAATGTTCGAATTGGCGCCAATTCCAGTTCACTTCGAATTATGGCCAAAAGCGGAGCAAGCCTTACCAACATAACGAACACAAGCTGGAGGCTGGTATTCAGGGCGTGGGCCTAGCTTGCTGAATAGGAATCCGTCTAAACCTGCGAA